GTGCCCGTGCCGCACCAGGTCGCTGTGTTCATCCCGGCTGACCTGGCTCATCGCTCGAAGGACCTCTACAGGGCTCTCCAGCAGGGCAAGATTTTCCAGTTGACCGGGGGTTCAGGTTTGGCCGTGCAGAGTCCTTCGAGCAGCCCTCTTCCGGCACCCGTGCCGAGCAACAACGACACCCCCAAGGAGCTGACGGCCCTGCGAGTCGAGAACTCCCGGCTCCAGACGGAGCTTGCGACAGCCCGGCAGGAGAACAAGACGCTCCGGGAGGAAGTCTCGGCCATGCAACAGCAGCTCGGGGAGATCCTAGGGGCTCTAGGTCGAATCGAGGCAGGCGGGATCACTGTGGCGGGGTTGCCCGGAGAAATGGTCGCTGCTGCGGCCTCGGAGGTTGTCGGAGGTGACGTGCCCACCTTCATGCCAGACCTCAAGGACGACAACGCCAAGACCAACATCCAGGTCGAGAAGAGTAAGACAGAAGGTTCCTCTGTCGCGGACGCAGCCAGCAAGCTCAAGGGGTTGCGCCAGAAGAGCTGATCTTTTGATGGTCCGGGTGCAGTGTCATGAGTGAACGCGACCCCTACAGTGACGGCCTCGAAGTCGTTTGGAGAGATCCCATGGGATACGACCCCCGCACAGACGGCCCTCCCTACATGCCCGTGACCGCTTCTCAGCGTGACGAGGGTCGCGAGTTCGCTGCCCGACAGGCAGCCTTCTACGACGTGGGTCCGAGGTTCGTCCCGAAGGGATCTCCTTACGACATCATGTGCTACCTGCTGGCAGGGCTTCGGACGCTCAGCATGGTTCACCAGACTGCCCACTGGCAGGTTCGCGGCGGCCACTTCTACGGTGACCATCTGCTGTTTGCACGGCTCTACGAAGAGAGCCAGGACGCCATCGACGGCGTGGCCGAGCGGCTCATCGGTCTGACAGGTGACCCTGAGAAGGTGTCCCTGCTCGACCAGGTCCGTGTCATGCAGAAGATGGTCCGGATCGTCCACATGGGACACGACCCTGGTGCCCACGAGTCGAGCACCCACTTGGCTCAATGCTCCCTGAAGACGGAGCTGATGCTTCTCGGTGGCATCGCCCACGCCAAGAAGGTCCTCGAAGAGTCAGGGTCCTTGACCGAGGGCCTTGACGACCTTCTTCAGGGTATCGCCAACAAGCACGAAGAGTTTGTGTACCTGCTGAAGCAGCGGGTCAACACCTGTGACGGTCACGGCAAGCAAGCCTCCACCGAGTACACCTACGATCGCCGGGAGTGAATCCGGTGCCTAAATCCAAATCCAGATCCACATCCAAACCAGCACCCAATCCAGACGAGGATCAGATGAACACCAAAAAAGCGCCCGAGCAGGACCCGGCTTTCAAGCCCGGTGCCGGCTTGGACATCGGGACCATGAACATCGTCTCGGCCCGACGGGACCGGGATGGCAACGTCCAAACCCACAAGGTCCGAGACGCCTTCCTCGACCTAGACCGAGACGCCAGGCGTAGCCTGAAGATGTCCAAGGTCGACTACGTGGAGAAGGAGACGGCCCTGTTGGTCATCGGTGATAGCGCCTTGACCATGGCCAACCTGTTCAAGCGGGAGGCTCGTCGACCCCTGAGTCGAGGGGTCATCGCGGCGGGTGAGATCGACGCTCAGGAGATTCTCTCGCTGCTGACACACCAGGTCCTCGAAGACCCTGTGGTCGAGGACGAGCACTGCTTCTTCAGCGTCCCTGCGGCCCCTCTCGACGACCCTGCCCAGGACATCCACTACCACACGGAAATCTTCCGCAAGATCGTCAGCGAGCACGGCTACCAAGCTCACCCGGCCAACGAGGCCATGGCCATCATCTACAGCCAGTGTGCCCAGGAGACCTTCAGCGGGCTAGCTGTGAGCTTCGGAGCGGGCATGTGCAACGTGGCCTTGGCCTACCAGGCAGCCAAGGGGATGGAGTTCGCCCTGGCCCGCGGTGGCGATTGGGTGGACTCGCAGTCGGCCAAGGCCGTAGGTCGAACGGCGGCCCAGATGTGCGCCCTCAAGGAGCGCGGGGTCAACCTGGCCAAGCCCAAGGGCCGCGAGCAGGAGGCCATCGTGCTCTACGTCCGGGCACTCATCGACTACTGCCTCCAGAACGTCACGGCTCAGTTCAGGAAGGTCCAGGGCGAGGTGAGCTTGCTGGAGCCCATCCCCTTCGTCGTCTCGGGTGGCAGCTCGATGGCGGAAGGCTTCATGGAGGTCTTCAAGCAGCAGTTCGAGGCAGCTCGGAAGGACTTCCCGATCGACATCAGCGAGGTGCGTCACGCGGCCAACCCCCTCACGGCTGTGGCCGAGGGTCTTCTGGTGCTCGCCATCGAAGAGCACGAGGATGAGTAGGGTCCGATGTACTACTACCTCACCGGAGCCCTCAAACGACGCCTGATTGCGGAGCTTCAGGACAGCTACTCGCGGCACCCCCTGTACCGCAAGGCGGTCCCTTACATCCAGAACAAGTTTGCCTTCGACCAGCGACCTCAGTTCGGAATCGTGGTCAAGGGGTCAAGCACCAACAAGGTCCAGTTCAGCGCCAGCAACTTCATGGGCACGGTGCAGAGCTACGTCATGCTGGCCCACGTGGGGCAACCCGCCTACCCCATCGAGTGGGTGAGAGAGGACCTCAACACTGTCCTGGAGGGGGGTCGTCCTCCCACGGCTCCAGGGGTCTACTTCATCGAGATCCTCCAGGTGCCCACCAACCCCTCAGAGGTTGGTACCTTTGCGGTTGACCCCCTCATCACGGAGACAGGGGAGGCTCTGCTGGAGTTCCAAAGCGGCGTCGAGCGAGAGGCCCAGCTTCAGCACCCCCCGGCCGCCAACACCTTGCGGATCTGGGAGAATCACAAGTTCCTGCTCAAGGAGGGCGTAGACTACAGCGTCAACTACGACGACGGTGCCGTCACGCTGATCAACCGTTTCAGCCCAGGCTCGGTCCTGGTGGCTGACTATCGGTGGGTGGCCCCGTCTGTGGGTCCGGTGGAGTTCAAGTGGAACTCAGCGGACATCACGACGCTGCCTGGTGTGGTTCTGGCTTTCGGCAAGCGGGCCGAGGTGGGTCACACGGTCGCGGTGGTGATCTACGGCGACAGGGTGAGCACAGCCGAGGCGTACGGTGGCAAGTTCGAGGCGTCGTTCGACCTCGATGTCATCGCTCGTGACCCCGACCAGATGGAAGAGATGGCCGACCTGCTGATCATGTACCTCTGGGGTGAGAAGCGCTCGGTCCTGTCGGCTGAGGGGATCGAAATATCGGACGTTGGGATGGGGGGTGAATCGGAGGAAATCTACGACGAGACGGGGGACGACTACTACTATCAGGCGTCAATGAGCGTGCAGGTCCAGGCTGACTGGGAGATCCATCTGCCTCTGCCGCTCACCTTCTCACGGGTGACTCCGATGGAGAGCGAGGACCCCGACGCTGCGTCGAGAATCGTGGAGGTCCCGGACGAGCTGTTCTTCGCGACACGGCCCGTCCTGACGACCCGCAACAACGACTTTGAGAGGATAGCCTGATGCCGAAGTACACGTTTGAATGCCCTGGGTGCCAAGCCCAGTTCACCAGGACCCTCAAGATGGGGGACCATGAGGCACACCCGTGCCCCTCTTGTGGGACAGCGGCTCCGAGGTTCTGGGGGAGCGAAAGCTTCGGCTTCGGCTTCGCCCCGAGCGACTCCGCAGCTCCTGGCAATTCAGGGGTCACCAAGGACGACTACCCGACAGCCGACCACGCGGTGGGCAAGTCGGCTGAGGGTCGTTGGCAGGAGTACGACGACCGGTCCAAGGTCAAGGAGAAGGTCCGTGAGGTGGGGGACACCCACGCTCTCATCCGTCGCCACGTGACCGAGGAAGGCAAACCGGCCGTCGAATACGAGGCCGGCGGCGAGAAAGTCCTGAAATCACGGCGGCAGCTCGTGAAGGAGGCGAAAGACGCCGTTCTGCTGCCAAGTGATTCGGATGCTCGATAAACTTTCGTTTCGCCTAGATGAGTAGGACCGCGGCAACGCGGCAGATGTAAAACCAGACCCAAATCCAGAGCCAAAGATCCAGATCCAAATAGACATCCTCAACCTGCAAAGGGAAGCACCATGGCTCTTGGACCCTTCGTCACGTACGTCCCACCCGGCGTCTACACCCGGACTCTGACCGAAACCAACGCTGCCAACTTGGTAGCCGGCCTCCGTATCCCCGTCATCATTGGCGTGGGCCAGGAGGAACTGGAGCAGCCCGACCTGGAGCTAGTGCGTGGCTCGTCCGCCACCCTGGACCAGCAGATCGTCAACGAAGACGTGTCCCAGCTCTTCGTCCTCGACGAGACCAACCCCCTCAACCCGATCCTGGGTGCGGCGGATGGTGAGTCGGCGAAGTTCAGGGTACGCAACTACCCGCTGGTCGACGGCCAGGGCTTCGGTCGGACGACCAACAGCCCCCGCAGCGTGTCGGTCACCGTGGACGGTCAGCCCGTAGCCATCGGTTCCGTGCAGGGCGCGGACGGCATGGTCACCCTCCAGGTACCCCCTCCCGAGGATGCGGATGTCCGCTGCACGTACTTCTTCCACCGCGGAGACACGGCCTTCACCAACGACGTGAGCGATCAGGTCACGGCCACGCAGGCCGAGCTGATGACGCCGGGCACCGGCCCCTTCGAGGTCGTCCTCGGTGTCACCGACACCTTCTCGATCCTCGTCGATGGTGTGCAGTCCACCCTCACGCTCACGGCGGGCACCCACACGGCCACCGCCCTCAAGAGCCTCATCGACGCCGCCGGTATCTCGGGCCTCGTCCTCACCGTCTTCACGGACAACCAGGGCCTCGAACACATCAAGTTCTTCGCGGCCCAGAGCCTGGAGATCGGTGATGGGAACGCCAACGGTGCTCTCGGCTTCACCACCGGCACCGCTACCAGCCGAAACCGGTCTTTCAGGGTCTTCCAGCGGCCCATCGTGGACGGCACCGATGGCGGCATCACGACCACTGACACCAGCAAGGTTGTCGTGCTCGTCAACGGCACTCAGGTCGTGGCCGAGTCGGTCGACGGTACCAACGGTCTGGTGACTCTGCCTCTGGCCCCCTCGGCGGGCTCGACCGTGCAGATCACCTACTGGGCCAACACCTGGCAGGACACCTTCGACTACCTGCCCAACACGCTGGTCACCAACGTGACCCGCTGCGGCTTCAGCCCCGGTCGGTCGGACTACATCGAGAACAACGACTTCGTCATCTCGAACCCCAGCCCGGATGTCAGCATCATCCACTGGGGCTCCAGCTACGTCGTGGCCCCAGGCGTTCGGACGCCGGGAGCGGAGATTTTCGACGACACGCAGATTCTGCCGAGCCTCGTCGATGACCGCTACTACCTCGTCGAGTGCGAACGCATCACCGACACCACCGTGGTGCCGGCGGTGACCTCTCCCAACCAGTTCGAGCTGCCCGCGGTTCCGACCTTGGGCAACGGTCGAGACACACCCCTGGGGACGAGTCTCTACAACGCCATCTCCAACAACCGGATCGGTCTCGACACCAACCGGCCCGACCTGGTCATCGTCTACACGGGCCGTGACCTGTTCGACGCTCTCGGTCGAGCCGCTGCGACGGTCACCGAGGTGGATGCAGCCACGAGGACGGTCACTCTGGCGGATGACGTTCCGCCGGATCACGTGGCCTTCGCGACCTTCTGGTACAGCCGGCTCTCGGACAGCACGTACATCTTCACCAACAAGGTGGCGGGCTCTGTGGGCACGGGTCAGTACGAGGTCGTCTCCACGACGGGGACGGTGCTCTACCAGGTGCGCTTCGGGGTCAAGACGGGTCTCCCGGAGACGGTCCAGTGGCCTCGCGGTGTCGAGTCCACCCCTGACGCCTTCCACGATGGTGCAGGTACGCCAGTCGCTGAAGAGGTGACCGTCACCTTCGACAGCAGGGCAGCCACCAACGCGGCCTTCACCAACCTGGGTGCAGCTCCCTACTCCCTGTACGCAGGGACGAGCGACCAGTGGCGGACCACCGTCAACGGCTCGGCCTTCGTGGTCGATCTGGACACGGCTGTTCGTGGCTTCCTGGTCGGTGACCATGTCGAGGTCAACGCCTCTGACCAGATCCTCATCACGGCGGGCGTCAACGACACCCTGAACATCAACATCGACGGTCTCACGCCGGTGCAGGTGGTCCTCACTCCGGGTCTGACGGTCTTCGGGCCGGCAGCCACGGTCGGGTCGATTGCGGCTCAGATCAATGCGGCCATCGACCTCGTCGATGCCTCGGGTACCGGTGGTATCGACCTGACGGCCACGGCGCCCAACGCTCTGTGCGAGGCTTACCAGATCGGTGCGGCTGGCGGAGATGTTGTCTTCGTCATCCAGTCCTACTCGATTCCCGCCGCTCTGCCCGATGGCTTCGACCACGCGTCGAGCATCGCGGTCGAGCAGGGCACCGCAGAGGGCACCCTCGGGTACAGCACCTTCCAGGAAGCCTTGGGCACGCCCACGGCAACCACGAAGCCGGCGACCATCCAGGGCACCATCGCAGGCGACTTCAACATCACCGCAGGTGTGAACGACCAGTTCGACATCCGGGTGGACGGAATCGACTACCTGGTGACGCTCCCGTCGGGTGCCACGGTCACGGCCGCGGCGGTCGTGGCAGCCATCGTGGCCGTTCCCGGCCTCGCTGGTGTGGCCTCGGTGGGCACTTTGCTCAACCTCGACAAGGTCCGCCTGACGAGCACCTCGTTCAACGCTGGCAGCAGCGTCGAGATCCTGAGCAGCTCGACTGCTCTCGATGTCCTCGGCTTCACCTCGGGCGACCGGGCAAGCTGGACGCAGGTCACCGCCCAGGAGATCGTCAACGAGCTGATGGAAGAGGCTGGGTTCGTATCGGACGCCGTCGCCTACGTCAGCGAGATCGAGGGTCAGGACTACGTCACCACGGAGTCGCTGACGGTCGGGGCCGCGGCCTCCACCATCGTCTTCGTGGACGGTGCCAACTCGGCCTTCAACGAGCTGGCTGGTACGGACATCGTGCCAGGGGAGAGTGGGGACAACGGTCAGGATGCCACCGACATCTACACCGTCACCTCCAACAACCCGAACGGCTCGGCCGGTGAGGGTGTCCCAGGGCAGACCTACACGGATGCTCAGACGGGGCTCCGCTTCTCGATCCTGCCGTCGCTCACGGGCAACTACACGGCAACCGGCAGCTTCACCATGACGGTCTCTCCGACCTTCGAGGTGACTCCGGCGGTTCCGTGGTTGGCCATCGGCGGTTTGGAGGTCATCGTCACCGACACGGTCGGGGTCGGGGTCAACGACTCGGCCACGGTCCAGACGTTCGATCCGAGCGGCCTGGAGCCGGCCATCGGCGACTTCTACTTCATCACCTACGACTACCGGAAGCAGAACTTCGACACGAGGCTCTTCCAGCAGTTCAAGACCATCGAGGCGAACTTCGGCCCGCTCAACAGCGAGAACCGAGTCACCTTGGCGTCGTACCTGGCCATCCTCAACGGGGCTGTCCTGGTCGGCATCAAGCAGGTCTTGAAGGTGGTCAACACCAACCAGGCGTCACCGCAGAGCTTCATCGACGCCATCGCAGAGCTGGCGACCCCGCTTCCTGGCGGGATCAAGCCGGACATCCTGGTGCCGTTGGCGACCGACACGTCGGTCTACAGCTTCCTGCTCCAGCACTGCGAGACGCAGAGCAACATCCGCAACCAGGCTGAGAGGATGGGCTTCATCGGATTCGCGTCCGGGACGAGCCCAACCTCTGCGGCGGCCATCGTCAGGAGCCTCCAGTCCAACCGCATCATCGCCTCCTACCCGGACTCGGCGGTCGTCACCTTGACCAACGAGCTGGGTGAGAGCTTCGAGACGCTGGTGGACGGGACCTTCATCGCAGCGGCCTTGTCCGGCATGGCGGTGAGCCCCTCCATCGACGTGGCCACCCCGTACACCCGTCGCCAGATGCTGGGCTTCACCCGGCTCCAACGACAGCTCGATCCCATCGAGGCCAACCAGACGGCCGTCGCTGGCATCACGCTGTTCGAGGACCTGGACCCGATCATCCGGATCCGCCAGGGCCTGACGACCGACATGAACACCCTGCTCACACGGCTGCCCACGGTGACCCAGATCGCCGACTTCGTGCAGCAGCAGAGCCGGCAGGTCCTCGACTCCTTCGTCGGGACCAAGTTCCTGTCGAGCCGGGTCAACGAGGTCGAGGTCAGCATGACAGCGCTGTTCAAGGCGCTGGTGCAGGCCGAGATCGTCGGGGCCTTCACGGGTGTGGCTGCCGAGGTCGACGCGGATGACCCGACCATCCTCCGCTTCGAGGCGTTCTACCAGCCCATCTTCCCGCTGCTCTACCTGGTGCTGACCTTCAACCTGCGAGCCAGCGTCTAGCGGCTCGTCCTCACCTCCCCATAGGGGACGGCGAACGCCACGGGGCCAAGTGCTTCGTGGCGTTTGCTTTTTTGCGTCGGCCACAGGTGTATAAAGGGGAAACACAACCCCAAGGAGGTCCCCATGGCAAAGTCACTCACGAAGTCCCAGTTGCTGTCCGAGGTCGCTGAGCGTTCCGGTATCACCAAGAAGCAGGTCGGTGAGGTCCTCGACGCCCTTCGTGACGTGGTGGTCGAGCAGCTCAAGGGGAAGGTCCCTGTGACGCTCCCTGGCCTGCTCAAGCTCACCTTGAAGGACAAGCCGGCCACCGAGGCCCGGCCCGGCAAGAACCCCTTCACGGGCGAGGACATCATGATCAAGGCCAAGCCCGCGTTCAAGGCGGTCAAGGCCCTGCCGCTGAAGGCCCTCAAGGACGCGGTGGCGTAATCCCCTTGTCGGGCGGGTAAGGTGATGCTCGACGTATCCACACTCTACTGGGACCCCGCAGGCCCCTACTACATCTACGGCCGGGCCACATCGGAGCTGGAGGACACTCCAGCCACAAGGCACGACGGGCTAGGCCCTCTCATGCTGGTGGTGCCCACATCCTTCGTGGTCATGCACCTACCCGAAAGCTCGGCGGTGGATGCTGTCTGGGAGGGTGTGGCCCAGAGCACGGCCACCTTCGAGGGTGACCAGGGACCCCTGGCAGCCGCATGGCTGCGGGGGCCTGGCTTGTACCGGGTGCAGGCGGGGAGTGAGACACTCTTCATCTACACGATGCCCCTGCCAGACAAGTGGCAGGTTTTCTTGGTCAAGGACGAAGAGGCGGGTCGAGCTTCCCTACCTAGCGACATGCCGGTCAACGGGCAGGCGTTCGTCGAGGTCCCCTCCGTATTGGAACTGGTGCCCTGATGCCTCTCTACTCGAAACAAGGCTTGCAGATCGACGGCCTTCGTCCCGTGCTCGCCAGTGGTCTTTGTGTTGATGGTGGTCAAGAGGACTTCGCCAACAGCCTTCTTTCTGGTCGTTGGCTTGGTGGCCTCGTGACGTTCCGGAAGAAGCTCTGGACGGACGATACTTCGTTCGCCCCCAACACCCAAAACAACGAGCAGATCATCCAACTCCCCTCGTCTCCGAGTTGGGGCTTCTACCCTTTCGAGGCGATCGTTCAAGCCAAGACCGACGTAGGGAGTTCTCCCGGAGGGAGCGTCGGATTCTCTCTGGGTACTGATGAGGTCCCAGGCTGGGACAACATTTTCGCTGGACCTTCCACCACCCCCGCGTGGCCCCCAGAGGTGTTCACTTGGAGAGCCAGCGGTCCTTTCTACGGAAGTGCCCCCGGTATCGGTGGTCAGCCCCTCACTCGGACGTATCGAGAGATTCGTTTGAAGATGGACAACGCCGGGTTCTTGACCCTCAACAATAGCCCCATCGTGGTCGTTGTGATGGGCTATCTCATCCCGGACGCCACCAACGCCTCTGCTTAGGTCCATCATGCCTCGTTTCGACGCACCTGCCACACTCTCGACTGGACTTGACGGCTTCCTGATGGAGGATGCTTCAACTGTCGCCCTTGAGGACTTCGATAACTCGGAGCACTCGGGGCGATGGAGTGGGGGTCTCATCACCATCAGCCGTACGCTTCACGACATTAGCCCCTACGGTGACACCATCATCGACTTCACTCTGCTGGATTGGCCAGCGAGCCCTAACTGGAAGTTTCTGGTCCAGGGTTTCAACGTGTGGGGTACTGTCAACTGGGCGTCCGGCAGCCCTATCCTCAGTCTGCGGACTGCCGGTGCCACGAACATCTCGATCCCCCTGTCCTTCTCGTCGGGCTCGAAGACCATGTGGGGCCTACTCGACGCTCACTATAACGGAGGGGTGCTTCGTGGTCTCATCCTCGACAGTGGTGACGGTGACATCCTTCTCAACTTCTGGGCGGGTACCAGTGGGGCGCTGACGGGCAACATGAGCTTCTCAATCTGGGGCGTCCCTATCCCTGACGTTGAGGACTCGACCTCGTAGGAGAACTCAATGCCGCGCTACACAGGACCAGTCGAGATCGGCGACGGTGCTCGCTTGTACCTAGACCAAGGGGCCATCCCCGAGGCTTGGGCGGAAGACCCTCTAACCAGCAGGCTCGGAGGTCGGTGGATCAGCTCGGGTTTCTGCATCAGAAAGACCTGGCCCGACATCGGTCCTGCTGGTGAAAACTGGCCTCAGAGCACCCTGAACACCACCCTTGCTCAAATGACAGGGGTGGGGCCTTGGAACCGCCACGCTCTCATCGTCACCTCAGCACACATCTGGTGCAACGTCGGCGGGACGGGTACCTTCGATATTGGTTGTGGCACAGACAACCCCTCCCCTGTTGCTCTCAACATCATCAATCACACTACGCTCGCGGCAGGAGTAGAGCACAACTTGGCTTGGAGTACCGTATTTGACCCCTCCTTCGAGCGAGGGCGCCTGGTGTCCAATGCTGCGGGCTACCAGATTCTGCGGCTACGGTGGAATGGGACAAGCCTTACCACAGGCCCCACAGGAGCAGTGTCGATCTCGGTCTTTGGGGTCGTAGTCCCCGATCCCGACGCCTCTGACTCCTGAACCGGTGTAGGTATCTATTTGTCCCCTGCGAGAACCAAGATGGATGCACAGCAAGACCTACGCCAAGCCGCCGAGGACTTCCGTCGTCACGTGGCCGTCAACGACGATGACGACGATGAGAGCCCGGCGGGCGAGTTCAAGGCCGCTGAGTACATCATCTTCGCTCTCGCCCTCGATGTGTACACTCGGCACCTGGAAGAGACGATCGAGTTCTACCTCGCCCGAAAGACTGAGCGATTGAACCTCGCCTTGGAGGGAAAGAGCGACGAGGACCCGCATCAGCTAGAGCTGGAGATCAGCGAGCTGGAGAAGCACGCGGAGAACCCGACCGACAAGGTCGTCAAGGTCGGCGTCAACCTACTCAAGCGTCTCGACAGGGACATCGACACCTTCCACCGCTTCATGGCCGACAACCTCCCTGGCAAGCCTCAGCAGGCGATGCTGAAGCGGACCCTCCGGAAGCCAGCTCGTAGCTCTGAGGGAGCTGGCCTTCGAGCCCAGGGGCTCAAGGACCTGCTGGGCATCGGCGGTTCCAAGACGATCGACGGGCTCTTCGACACGGCACAGTCCCGCAAGCAGATCAAGAAGGCCATCGTGGCCTCGAAGACCTCCGACGGGGATGCGGCCCTCGACCTGTTCGCGGCCATGCTC